TCTGGAATGGCGGTTCTTGGTATGGCACGACGCCTATTAATTCTGGTTCTTATGCAAGAGCGTATTCTTTTTCATCAAGCGCAAACATTAACTTCTTATCAATGATAGGCGCTGTCCAAGATAAGGACGGCAATGTTTACACGCTTCAAAATACAAATGCTACTTCCGGTATTACAATTACTTTCCCAGCAACATCGAATCCGACATTTCTTAACCAGTCATCTATGTCGTCTGCTACGCATACAAGCAATAATACAATTTATCTAAGACCATTTGAGTCTATTACGCTTCAGTGTTTTGTGGCGGCTAATTCGACTTACTATTATATTACAACGACGCAGCCGCAAGATTTCACCTGTAGGGCCACAATGGGCTCAATGGGTGCGCCGCCTCAAAATACGGATACAACTCTTAACTTTGTGACGAATGGATCAGCGCCGGGCCATGATCCGATGGGCGCGTTCAACAGCACGACGCATACTTGGACATGCCCTCGAGCTGGTCAGTGGATTGTATCGTTGTCTCTAAATATTACTAGCACTAATAGTCCACCCACTTTGTATAATGTTCAGATACGAGTTAATAATGATAATTCAAAGGGAATTTATGCATATGGATATGCTCCTGGCACATCCACATTTGGCGGCGGTCAATCTTCTGGAAGTTGGCAAACTCTAATTACTGCAAATGTTGGCGATACGGTAATTGCTACCATTTACCCATATGCCGGATCTTCTGTTCTAACGCCTGCTAATAATAGCTCTACATGCCAACTTAATTTCTCGCTCGTCGGTTAAGGAACGTAAATGAGCACCGATATGGTCTTCTACGTTTACGAGCATTGGCGATTAGATCGCGATGAATGCTTTTACGTAGGTAAGGGCCATGGTAAGCGCGCTTATTCTATTAAAAACAGAAATCAGCATTGGAACAATATTGTTTTAAAGCTGGAGCGCATCGGATCGGGATACGAAATTAGGTTAGTTGCTACAGGGCTTTCCGAACAAGACGCCTTTTCGCTTGAAAAGGAAAGAATTTCTTTTTGGCGAGATCTTGTAGATTTAGCTAATATCTGCGATGGCGGAGAAGGCGTATCTGGATTAAAGCATTCTGAAGAAACTAAAAAACTTTGGAGTGAAAAAAGAAAAGGGTGTCCTGTTTCTATTGAGGGGCGAATTAAACGTAGCAAAACTATGAAGGGTGTTCCAAAATCTAAGGAACATGCGGCCAAAGCTGGAGCGGCCGGTGGTTTTGCCCGAAAAGGTATGAAACATAGCGAAGAACACAAAAAAGCAATTGGTTCTTCTTTGTTAAACAGTGAAAAATTTAAATCAGCCAATAAAGCTAGAAGAAAAACAATTATATGTTTAAATTCAGGACAGATATTTAGTGGGTTAGATGAAGCAGCAATAGCAAATAATGTTTCAAGATATGCCGTCCATGATTGTTGCTCTGGAAGAACAAAGCATACAAAAGATGGCTTAGTCTTTAAATACGAGGACGCATAATGGCAACCTCAAACACTTACTCTTTCAACCCTGATCTTGGCAGCATTACCTTATATGCTTTTAATTTAGTAGGCATCCGAAATACTGCTTTATTGCAAGAACATCTCGACTCTGCTCGCATGGCGACAAACATGATTTTGTCGCGCTGGAGCTCTGAAGGCGTTAACACATGGGCTGTTGATCTTGTGACTGTGCCTCTTGTTCAAGGGCAGTCAACCTACCCTGTAGATAGCAATACGATCGTGATGCTGGATACTTATATCACCGTCGTCAATGGCGGCGTGTCGACTGATCGTATCATCCTTCCGATCTCAAGGACGGAATATGCGTCATATCCAAATAAGCAGCAGCAAGGCTTCCCGACGACGTTCTGGATGGACCGCTTGCTTAATCCGACGGTTACAATCTGGCCTGTCCCAGATGGTAATGAAGCTTATCTGAAGTATTACCGCCTGATACAATTGCAGGACGCCAATCTTGCCGGTAATCAGCAATTAGATATTCCGTATTACTTTTTGGACGCTATGGCCTATGCTTTGGCGCTCCGTTTGGCTCAGATATGGGCCCCTGATAAGGTGGCGATGCTGAAGCCATTTGCTGACGAAAGCTACCAGATTGCTGTTGCGCAGAATATCGAAACTTCTGCTTTCTATGTGTCGCCTACGATCTCTAGCTATTTCAGATAAGGAGGCGTAAGTGGGATACGCTTCTAAATCGGGACGGGCGAGGACATCTGCCAGTAACCCGCAGGCGTTTGGCGTTTGCGATCGCTGCGGCATTTGGACAAACCATAATAGATTATCCTGGCAATATGACTGGCGTGGCGCTAGTCTGATGAATATTCGCGTTCTTGTCTGTGACCGATGCCTTGATACGCCACAGCAACAGCTTCGAGCAATTATCGTCCCAGCCGATCCTACAGCTATTGAGCAGCCAAGAACTGAGCCATTTGTCTACGACGAGACCAATAACCGTTACACAAGCGGCCAGAATACGATAGACCCCAATACGGGTATTCCTATTATTGGCGGCGATAATCGTATTACGCAAGACAGCCAAGATCGCGTTACTCAACAGACTGGCGAAGCTCCAGGCGGATTAAATCAGCTACCTGGCACCGATTGGGCTGTTCCTGCTGTTATCTATAATAATACTGAGATAGGTTTGCCCTATAATACAGGCGTTGTCCCGTTTACTGGCCCTCTTTCTCCGCCGTATAATTTTGTCGATCAGTGGAACAACCAATGGCAATTTGGTATGAGAACTGGATCATACTGGTCTAATACCACAAGTGCTTTTGTGACATGGACGTCGAACATTCTGTAACCTATGAATAGTCGAAGAAATAGGGTAAAATTACACTCAAATATGTGGTAAGAGGAATATATGGCAACCGTCCCCTATACATTCGCAAATACCCCAGGCGGCGCGTCAATTCCACTTGCTGAGTTGGATGCCAACTTTGCGGCCATTGGCGTTCAAACAGGACCCACAGGGCCTACAGGACCAGTTGGGCCGCAAGGTGCTCCTTCTAATGTTACGGGGCCTACGGGATACACTGGGGCTATAGGGGCTACAGGCGCAACTGGACCAACTGGCCCAAATGGCACATCTAGTGTTTTATTTAATTATAATTCAAATACATCAAACACAAATGTAAGTATTTATCCTGGTGACGGTAATATTTGTTGGAATAATTCTGCCCAAATATCTTCGACGGCATTAACCATCTCTAGCAGAGATACCAATGGTGCCGATATTGACTTATTTTTATCAAGTTTAGCTTCAGGTCAACAAATTGTAATCCAACAACAAACCAGCAGTTCAAATTATCAAACATTTCAAATTACATCTGCGCCAACAGAGGTAAACCCAGGAACATTAACATCGTATTGGGCATTTCCTGTTTCTCTGGTTAATAGTGGTGGAACAGGGACGTCTAATTTTGCTAATGCTTTACCAATATTTATCGCTATTACCACGTTGCAACCCGGCCCAACCGGGCCAACCGGGCCCGCCGGGGCTGCTGGGTTAAGCTCTTACATGGAGCAATTAAATATATCGACTACAAATATATTGCCGCCATTAACTAATTCATATGTGACGGGGTCGTTTATTATGTTTGTAAATGGCCAAGGGTTTGTTCCCACAGGAGCAACTCCCCCGTTTTCTGTATCTGGAACGGCGATTACTTGGCTTTCGACGGTATGGAGTGTTAATCCTGGCGACTTAGTCGTCGTTATCTATACATATTAGTAAGGTGGGCTATGCGGATAATTGTTTTTTTTAGTTCTCTGTTACTTTCTCTTCCTGCTTTAGCTCAAAGCTACAGCACGATGGCTTGGGGAATTGATAAATCTGTCAGTCCGTATGGGTTTGGATATAACATCAATGGAACTTGGTATAATTTGGGGACTATATCTTCTACCGGAACGTGGGTCATTCCTGTTGGAAATATAACCAACGGAGGACTTCCTATTTTATCTTCTGCTAATATATGGGCTGGCGCGCAAACTTTTTCTGTGGCTCCAAAATTCTCATCTATGACGGGTTACATGTATTGTAACGGGGCTGCTCCATGCACGGCTTCCACAAGCGTCCCTGCGGCTAATGTGTCGTTTACTCAGTCTGGCACTGGAGCTGTGAGCACCAATATTAATGCCTTATTGCAAGCTGGCGCTCTTACGGGAGAGCAATTTGGTGTTGTTTGCGATGGCGTAACTAATAATACCACCTCATTGAATAATTTAATTAGCGCTGCGCGAGCTGCTGGAAAACCCGCGATTATTCCTCCTGGCATATGTAAAACAGATATGATTGATTTGGGTCTTTCCGCAGGTCAGCAAGTATCTATTTACGGATATGGCACAAATGCGGCAGGGACGACTTTAGATAAAATTACTTCGGATGGAAATCCAATTATTAAAGCTAACACATCTACTACAACGACGTTTTTCCCTTATTTAACAATATCTGGAATTAAGCTTGATGGTATTTCCGGAAACACGCCTGATGCTTTGCAATTGTATAATGTTGTTTTTGGTAACTTTCAAAATATAACTGTTGTGAACTCCATTCATGGCGTAGGCGTGTATGGAGGTAATACAAATTCATTTAATAATCTTACAGCAACCAGTAACACAATAGGATTTTATGCCACACAATATGTTAGTCCGGCACCTTTTACTTACCCTCCTAATTTAATAACCCTTAATAATCCAATATTATCTAATAACTCATACAGAGGATGTTATTATGAGTTGGGGTCTGGGTTTTTCATAAATAACGCTGATATAGAAGGAAACGGAAATGCTGGAAATGCTAATACAGGCGGATGTTATATAAATGGTGTAGCTTCAACTATTGGGGGGCTTGGAGGTATTGGTGCTATTATTAAAGGTTCTTGGTTTGAAACTAACGCAGGGGGCAATTCTGTGTGGTTGAATGGTGGGCACAATGAAATAGACGGAACTCTTTTTATCGCTAATGGCTCATCTACAGATGACATTAAAATTAGTCTAGGAACTTACACTATTTCAAATTCAAACTTTGTTGGGATCAAAAGTGGTTACAGCATTAATGAGACGGTAGCTGCCAGTTATGGTAATTTCATTTATAATACCTCTTATGTTTCTGCTACTTATGATCCAAAGAAAACATCGTTCTTTTCTGGGTCAAAATCAACCATATCAGCATTTCAGTTGACTCCTTATACTGTCGGCGCATTGCCAACGTGTAACGTAGGAACAACGAACTCCCTATATGCTGTCTCAGATTCAGCCATTGTTCCGACATATAACGGAGCTTTGGGGGCTGGCGGCGGAACAAATGTTAGCCCTGTTTTTTGCGATGGAACGGGATGGAAATTCCATTAAGTAAAATATAGTGATATGGTAAAAAAACTTTAATAGGAAAGATTGTATGTCTAACGTCCAGATCCCAAATCTTCCTGTTGCTATTTCTCTTAATGGCACAGAAGAACTTGAAGCAGTTCAGGCTGGGACGTCTGTTCGCGTTACTTCTTTGCAAATTGCTGGGTTGGCACCAGGCCCAACTGGCGCTCCTGGTCCATTTGGACCAACCGGACCTACTGGATATACGGGGTATACAGGGCCAGGAATAACAGGTCCTCAAGGCCCAACAGGCCGAACTGGTCCAACAGGATATACAGGTTATACGGGCTATACCGGTGATACAGGTGCGCCATCTTTTGTAACTGGCCCGACTGGGTATACCGGTTATACTGGTCCCACAGGATATACTGGTTCACCTGGAACTAGCATAATTTATCAAGGCACAGTTGCAAACTCGACATTATTGCCACCTCAACCGCAGCCTGTTGGTTACGCTTATGTTGCGCAAGATACGGGTCATCTTTGGATATCTACTGGTAGTGTATGGTCTGATGCTGGCCCTGTTGTAACCAACTATACCGGTGCCACTGGCTATACAGGTTATACGGGATATACTGGACCCACTGGGTATACCGGCTATACAGGAAGCATTGGCGCAACTGGCTATACTGGTCCAACAGGTTATACAGGCCCAACTGGCTATACAGGTCCCACCGGATTTACTGGTTATACAGGATTTACCGGTCCAACTGGGTATACTGGAGATACAGGTCCTACTGGTTACACAGGTTATACAGGCGCAGCTTCGACTGTAACAGGTCCAACTGGTTATACTGGATATACTGGATATACAGGATACACTGGTGATACTGGGCCAACTGGATATACCGGATATACGGGATATACAGGATATACTGGTGATACCGGTCCGACTGGTTATACTGGGTATACGGGTGAAACTGGTCCAACAGGTTATACTGGGTATACAGGAGAAACCGGTCCCGCTTCTGACGTTACGGGCCCAACAGGTTATACGGGTTACACTGGTTATACTGGCTACACAGGCGCTGCTTCTGATGTAACTGGTCCGACTGGTTACACAGGATATACTGGATACACCGGAGACTTCGGTCCCACTGGTTATACTGGTTATACTGGGGAAACCGGCCCAACGGGTTATACTGGATATACAGGTGAAACTGGCCCTACTGGTTACACAGGATATACGGGATACACTGGGGACACAGGCGCTCCGTCTGATGTCACAGGACCAACTGGTTATACTGGTTATACTGGCCCAACAGGCTACACAGGCGATACAGGCGCTCCTTCTGATGTTACAGGGCCAACTGGCTATACTGGCTATACAGGTATGGCTGGTAGTGGGATTCAATATCTTGGCACTGTTAATGGATTCACAAACTTACCTGGATATCCTAGTTCATATCTAGGGGCTCAAGGCGATGCTTATGTAGATACTGTTACTCAAGATCTTTGGGTTTGGAACGGACTTACTTGGGTAAATAACGGTCCTTTTGCTTCAATTACAGGACCCACTGGCCAAACTGGCCCAACAGGGTATACGGGCGATATCGGACCTACTGGCTATACTGGATACACTGGAGATATCGGACCAACTGGTTATACCGGTTATACGGGTGACACAGGTCCAACAGGATATACTGGATATACAGGCGATATTGGTCCAACAGGTTATACTGGTTATACCGGGGCAACCGGCCCAACTGGATATACAGGATCAATTGGACCAGCCGGTTCTTCTGCTACATCTTTTGGCTATATTGCTAATACGACTATCCAGTCTGGAGATCCTGGGACTGGTGACGTTCTATGGAACAACACAGCTCAGATTTCTGCTACATCTATTAATGTAAGCACAACTGATGGGGCGAGCGCGGATATTAGCGTTTATCTGTCTCTCTTGCAGCAAGGGCAGACGCTTGTCCTTCAAGATTCAGCCGTTGCAACATCTTGGCAAGCATTTACTGTTTCTGCTGCTACGACGGATAATACGACATATTGGACGATTCCGGTTACTTATGTAAGTAGCAGCGGGGCCGCAACAACTAACTTTGCCAATGCTACATCTTTAATTTTTGCTGTCGCTAGTGGCGCAATTGGCCCTCAAGGACCGCAGGGTGTAACTGGTGCAACCGGAGATACTGGCCCAACTGGCTATACTGGTTATACAGGTATTCAAGGCATTCAGGGTAATGTTGGCCCAACTGGTTATACGGGATATACGGGCCCGCAAGGAAATGCTGGCACTGTTGGAGATACCGGACCTACTGGATATACAGGTTATACTGGGTATACTGGAGATACAGGTCCTACTGGTTACACAGGTTATACAGGCGCAGCTTCTACTGTAACTGGCCCAACTGGCTATACAGGCTATACAGGTGCGCAAGGTGCAACTGGCTATACAGGCTACACAGGCGTAGGCGACACTGGTCCAACTGGTTACACTGGCCCACAAGGAGCCACTGGCTATACCGGGTATACTGGCGATCAAGGCGCTACTGGTTATACAGGCTACACTGGTCCAACTGGGTATACTGGCTATACGGGTTATACGGGCGATACAGGACCGCAAGGTGCTACAGGTTATACTGGTTATACGGGAGCTGCGTCTAACGTAACCGGCCCAACAGGCTACACGGGCTACACTGGCCCTCAAGGTGGCGGCATTGTTTATAAAGGCACTGTAACTGATTCCACTCAGTTAACAGTTGTTGACCCAACGCCTTCTGTTGGCGATGCTTATATCACGCTTGATAACCAGCATCTTTGGGTATGGAATGGCGTTAGCTGGGTAGATAACGGCGCAATTACAACAACTGGCCCAACTGGCGCTACTGGTTATACGGGGCCAACTGGTTATACGGGATATACAGGTTATACGGGCTACACAGGATACACTGGTGCTGCTTCTACTGTAACAGGCCCAACAGGCTACACTGGTTATACAGGGCCAATTGGTGCAACAGGTTATACCGGTTATACGGGCGATACAGGTTATACGGGCCCTCAAGGGGCCACTGGCTATACTGGTTACACGGGACCTCAAGGGGCGACTGGTTATACTGGTTACACAGGCCCGGTTGGCCCAACAGGATACACAGGCTATACTGGGTATACAGGTTACACAGGCACAACTGGTTATACAGGTTATACGGGCTATACCGGTTACACAGGTATCCAAGGACCAACTGGACCAGGTGGCGCTGTCGCTTATTGGGGTTCGTTCTGGGATACAACAACCCAGACAATCGCTAGCACGACAACTGCTTATCCGATTACGTTCAATTCTTTTGATCCTAACAGTAACCAAGTTACTATTGTATCAGGAAGCCAAATCACATTTGCGCAGGCTGGAACATATAATATTCAATTTTCGATACAGTTTGCCAATACTGATAGCGCTCAGATTTGGAATGCCAATACATGGCTGCGCAAAAACGGCGTAAATATTCCAGATTCAAACAGCTACTGGACGATAACGAGCAAGCATGGCGGCACAAATGGTCAGATAGTTGGCGCTGCTAACTTCATTGTTGAGGTCACAGCTGGTCAATATATTGAACTTTACTGGCAGGCAGAAAGCACATCTGTCATCTTGGAAACTGTCCCTGCTGGAACGACCCCAACAACGCCAGTAAGCCCTAGCGTTATTTTGACAGCTACGCCAATCGTTTCAACGATTATTGGGCCAACTGGTTATACGGGCTATACGGGATACACTGGCTATACAGGCGCAGCATCTACTGTAACCGGTCCAACTGGTTATACAGGGTTCACCGGCCCTCAAGGCCCAACTGGATACACTGGTTATACAGGACCTCAAGGCGCTACTGGTTACACTGGTTACACAGGTCCTCAAGGAGCTACTGGTTATACGGGTTATACTGGGGCCATAGGCCCAACAGGATATACTGGGTATACAGGCCCACAGGGCCCAACTGGTTACACTGGGTATACGGGGCCAATTGGTGCGACAGGCTATACAGGCTACACAGGCTACACAGGCCCAACTGGCTATACGGGCTATACAGGCGATATTGGTCCGACTGGATACACAGGATATACTGGGCCCGGTATTACAGGTCCAACTGGCTATACTGGCTACACAGGTCCAGGCATTACTGGACCGACTGGTTATACTGGCTACACTGGTTATACGGGACCAGGTGTAACGGGCCCAACTGGTTATACTGGTTATACTGGCTACACTGGGCCTCAAGGCGCTACTGGCTATACTGGATATACCGGCGCTACTGGCCCAACTGGCTACACTGGTTATACGGGACCAGGTGTAACTGGACCAACTGGTTATACTGGTTACACCGGGTATACTGGTTACACAGGCCCGGGCGTAACGGGACCAACCGGATATACTGGCTATACTGGTTACACAGGATACACTGGTTACACAGGCCCACAGTTAATAACGATTAATTCAACGCCAATTGGAAGTGGCACGTCTGGTCGTATTCTTTATGACAATGCTGGCACTGTAGGCGAGCTTGTTATACCGCTTTCTATCTCAAATGGCGGAACAAATAACTCATCTGCTTATACTGCTGGATCTGTTATATTTTCTAATGGCACTTCATTAACCCAGGATAATGCAACTTTCTTTTGGGATGACACGAATACGCAATTGTCAGTTGGAACTAATGTAACAGCTACTACGCCAGCGAATATTCAGCTGCAAATATTTAAAGACGCATTAATTAATGGCATGACTGTCGGTCTTGGAACTGCGCAGCTAACGACAAATACCGCAGTTGGCTATCAAACACTTTTAGGTGTGACAACAGGAGCTTCCAACACAGCTGTTGGTTATCAGGTTCTTAAAGTAAATACTATTGGAACTCAGAATACGGGTGTTGGAAACCTTGTTCTATCTGCCAATACGACAGGAAACTACAACGCTGCTGTCGGTCAGGCTTGTCTGTTTAAGAATACGACCGGATCTCAAAATTCAGCATTAGGTCAAGGTTGTCTTTTCAATAATACCACAGGTGCCAGTAATTCTGCGATTGGTGGGTCTGCGTTATTCAACAATTCTACAGGCTCTAACAACACAGCCCTTGGCCAAGCGGCTATGAACACTAATACCACGGGGGCCACAAATACAGCTGTTGGCACGTCGTCTCTCTATTCTAATACAATTGGAACAAACAACTGCGCCGTTGGTTATCAGGCTCTTTATTTTAACACTACCGGAACACCCAACACAGGCGTTGGAACGTTAGCCCTTAGAGCAAACCAGACTGGAACAAATAACGTCGCTGTTGGTGATAGTGCATTAACAGCATGCACTGGAAATCAAAATACATCTCTTGGTTCCAGCGCTGGTTCTTCGGTTACGAGTGGTTCAAATTTAACAATAATTGGCTATAATGCCCAAGCAACATCTGCGACTGCTACTAACGAAATCACTCTTGGAAATTCGTCAGTTGCAACTCTACGTTGTCAAACTACAACTATTACATCTCTTTCTGACGCAAGGGATAAAACTGAAATAAGAGTTTTACTGGCTGGAATTAATTTTATAAAAACACTTAAGCCTGTGTCGTTTATATGGTCAATGCGCGATGGAGGTAAGGTTGGTATAGAAGATTCTGGTTTTATTGCTCAAGATTTACTTGAGTCCCAAAATATTACTGGAATTAAAATTCCTGGTCTTGTTTACGATGTAAATCCAGATAGACTCGAGGCTTCTTACGGCAAGCTTATACCTGTATTAGTAAAGGCAGTTAAAGAGCTGATCGAAGAAATTGATGCCTTAAAAGGGAAAGTTGGCTGATATGTCTATTAAAAAAACAATAAAAGCAGCGCGCCCGACCGTCAACTCTGTTTCCGGATATGTTTTAAGTTGGGATGTTGATATTACTTTAAGAGAAGGTAGCTTTGAATATAATTACAACTATTCAAAAGATGTTGCTAATTTAAATAAAATACCATCTGATTTCTCTGAACCAGAAGTTTTAGGATATATGCCAGAAGGTCTGGAAGATGTATTTAAACACCACAAAGAATTTTTGGGTGGAAATAATTCTTCTGAAACAATTATTGTCGATGATTTTACGTTTAGCAATTAATAGGAGTAAATTGAAATTCGCACCGTTCTTCTTTCAGCGCCATCTTATGACGGCAAAGTAAACGTATGGCACTGCACGTCTTTAACTGAAACGGTAAAAATAGGTATATCAAAAAATATTAACATTGTGGCTGTTTATATGTCTTACGATGCCTTAGTTCAAAGGGCTCGTAACGATATATTTAAACTAGCATATGATAATGATGTTGATGATCTGGTTTTTATCGATTGCGATCAAGATTGGCAACCGGAAGATTTTTTTAAGCTTCTTTCACATGATGTCCCAATTGTTGCCGCACCAGTCATAAAAAAATCTGACGACCCTCAATATAATGTAAAATTATTAGGAAATTATATTATAAATGAAAAAGGGTTGGTTGAGGTAGACGGAGTTGGCACTGGATTTATGAGAATAAGAAAAGATGCTATTAAAAAAATGTGGTCTGCCTCAAGTGAATATCGTGAAAGACATAAGGAAGATTCGTCTCGTATGGTATTTGAAGTAAAAGTTATGAATGGGGAAATCTGGGCAGAAGACATTGTTTTTTGTGATAAATGGATTAAATTGGGCGGTAAGGTATATATTGACCCATCCATTAATTGCGGCCATTCAGGTGAAAAAAGATGGGTAGGGAATTTTTCGTCTTGGATCAAGACCTTAAACTTAAAAGGAGGGGTGTAAAATGGAAAACGAAATTATCAAGCTGGAGTTAACACTAGGTCAGGTTAACCACATTTTGGCTGTGTTAGGTGAGGCATCTTTTGTAAAAGCCGCAGACCCCGTAAACTGGATACGCGAGCAGGCGATTCCGCAGCATGCGGAAATAGCTAAGAAATATCCTGCTGAAGAAATAGCGCAAGCAGCAGAATAAATATAAATTCGCATAAGAGAGGAAGGGTCTCGTTATGCATACATCGGCGTATAATCATGCGCAGCGTTTTTACGACTGCTATAACGGGGCTTTCCCTGATGGGTTTAAGGTAATTGAAATTGGTTCTCAAGACGTCAATGGCTCTTTGCGGCCTATTTTTGAAAGAGACTGCGACTATACGGGCGTAGACTTTGTGGCTGGTAAGGGCGTAGATCTTGTCTTAACCGACCCATACAAACTGCCTCTTCCAGACAAATGCGCAGATATCGTTGTTTCAAGCTCATGTTTTGAACATTCAGAAATGTTTTGGCTGACGTTCCTAGAGATCATGCGCATATTAAAGCCGCATGGTTTGTTTTATCTAAATGTTCCATCCAACGGTATTTATCATACTTACCCCGTTGACTGCTGGCGGTTCTTTCCAGACAGCGGAAAGGCGCTCGTAACATGGGCCAAGCGCAATGGAATAAACGCAGCTCTTCTTGAATCCTATATTGGCTTCAAAGAAGGTGAAATGATTTGGAACGATTTTACGGCTATTTTTCTTAAAGACGAAAAGAATATAGAAAAACATAAAAAGCGCATTCTTAGCGTCCTGAAAGATTTCCATAACGGATATGTTTATGAAAATCCTGAGATTATGAACCGCGTTTATTGGCACGATAAATGACTCCGATACTCGTATGCACGGTTACGGGGCGTAGCCTTCCAGTTCTTGAAGCGAGCGTTAAAGCTTATTGCTCGGACGTTTCGTTGATCGCGCATCACGTTGATCGGTCAACTTTTGGTCAATCGTATAACACCGCATTAGATGAGGCCTTTAAACAATACGATGAAGTTATTATCGCAAATGACGATGTTGTTTTGACGCCATCTACATATACGACTTTACTTGAAGATGTGGCCGCGTTAAAATCAGAGCATGGCGATAAGGTAGGTATAGTTGGCGCTAGGTCTGATTGCGTTCGAGAAGCGCAAAATATTAAAGAGAATCTGCCAGAAGAAGTTTTCTCAACGCTGTATGTATCCCCATTATTCGCTTGGATTCCAAAGATCGTTTTTGATATTACGCGCTTCCCGCATACAAACTGGTTTAGCGACGATATGATTTGTATGGATTTGAATTATGCTGGCTTTACCAATTGGGTGTCTCGGGCGTATGTCCATCATGCCGGATCTCAGACGGTCGGCAATAATACATGGGAAATGTATTTACAGGCCATAGACTGGATAGAAAAGAATAGACCAGAACGTCTACATAGGTTTAAACGATGAAAATTATAGATGCTTTTACGTTTTATAATAATGTAGACATATTAAAAATGAGGCTCCAGCTTCATTTTGATCATGTGGACGAATTTTATATTTGCGAATCTGACCATACATATTCCGGCAGACCAAAAGAATTTATTTTAGAGCAGCATTTGCATGAGATAAATCCCTGGATAGATAAGGTTCGATATATAAAATATCATGCCGACCCAAGTGGATTAGATTTTTCTCAGGAATTTAAAGACGAAATTCTCAATCTTAGCAATCCCGGCTGGATTATGGAGTTCAGGCAACGCAACCAACTAAAAGAACATATCCAAGATTTTGGCGATAATGATGTTATTGCAATTTGCGATATTGATGAATTTATTAGCCATGATGTTTTTAACTATATTAGGCAAAATGGTCTCGGGCCAGATGAGTTACGTTTAAATCTCGTCATGCATCACTATTACATGAATTGCATACAACCTGGAAGGATATGGACACAACCATTTATGTGCAAGGGGTCCAGATTTCGGCAGATAGATGACGTATCCTTTCACCGGCACTGCGTAGGTATGTATCATTGGTGGCCTAATGCTGGCTGGCATTTTTCCAACCTTGGCGGCTATGAAGCCATAATGGATAAGATGCTTGCCACTTGTCATACAGAGTTTATTACCAATGGCGTAAATGACCCTGAATATATAAAAAATTGTATGAAATATGGGATCTTACCTAACATAAAAAAACCAACGCCATCTCTGGCTACATGTGAATTGGCTTTTGTGAAATTAGACGCATATCCCCCCTATTTGCGTAAAATTATGCTAGATAATCCAAAATATATTGTTACCGATTTGACGGTTTAAGGAAGGGAAAACAATGGAAACTATAGAATTAACGGCGACGGAAATTATCCCGGAAAAGAAAAAGCTGAAGATATGCGTCTACGGTATCTCAAAAAACGAAGAAATGTTTATTCAGCGATGGGCTGATTCTGCTAGGCAGGCAGACCTTATTCTCCTTGCTGATACAGGCAGCGACGACGATACCGTCAAGCTGGCAAAGGAAAGCGGCGTCCAAGTCCATCATATCCACATCAAGCCGTGGCGCTTTGACCATGCCAGAAACGCCGCTCTTTGCCTGATCCCAGGCGACTTTGATGTCTGCGTCAGCCTAGACATTGACGAAATCTTGGAGCCCGGTTGGCGCGAAGAAATTGAGCGCCTATGGGAACCAGATACGACCCGTATGCGCTATATCTTTGACTGGGGGATGGGTAAGAAATTTTACCATGTCAAAATTCATAGCCGCCATAGCCACTTCTGGAAACATGCCTGCCACGAAGTTCCTGTCACAGACATGCGGACTCCAGAAAAGTTCTGTTTTACCGAGAAGCAGATGGTGACGCATTACCCAGATCATACCAAAAGCCGGGCGCAATATTTTGGCATCCTAAAGGTTGCTGTGGACGAAGACCCAAGCTGCCCCCGCAACGCTTTTTACTGGGCCCGTGAGCTTTCCTACTACAGCAAATGGGAAGAGGCGCTAGTAGCGCTTAAAAAATACCTTGATATGCCTAGCGCAACATGGAACTGCGAGCGATGCTACGCTTACATAACCATGGCAAAATGTTATGGAGCGCTTGGAAATCCTGTTGAAGAAGAAAAATCGCTCCTCAAGGCGGCTATGGAAGCAGGCGAAACGCGGGAACCGTGGGTGGCAATGGCGGACTTAATGTATCGACAAAACCGCTGGGCTGAATGCTTTGCTTACGCCATGCGGGCGGTAAATATTACCTACCGGGCCAACAATTATACGGAAGATCCAAATTGCTGGGGATGGCGTCCGCATGACTTTGCCGCTATCGCAGCTTTCCGGTTGGGATTGAAGGAAATAAGTATCCAACAGGGGCAGATTGCGGTAGAATTGGAGCCGGAAGATCAACGCCTAAAAGATAATCTTTTGTGGTATATTGGTGAAAAGTCATGATGGAGACAGGGATGGAGCCGCAAACAGTTATTAATATTGTGGCAGGCACCGTCCTGATGGTAGCCGGGTGGCTTTTTAGGGAGCTTTGGCAAGCTGTCAAAGCTCTCCAAGCCGACCTTCGTAAGATAGAAGTAGACTTGCCATCGAATTATATCCGAAAAGACGAATTTGGCGAGGGGATGCGTGAAATAAAAGAAATGCTCGCTAAGATATTCGACAAATTAGACGGTAAAGTAGACAAACATTGGGGCGATAAATGACCTGGCCCCTTCAGTCCGAATGTTTAAAAATGTTTGGCAACCCCTATGCGCCCGGCTGGGGGAATACGCACATTGTCCATATTAATTGCCCGTGGCAGCTCTATATGGGGCCGCTGCATATTCCGTATATTAAAATAAATAAGATTGCCGCCGAGTCTTTAACTCGTGTCTTAAACCATGTCTGGGATGAATGCGGAAAGGACCCAGACAAAATACACGCCATCCATGCCGACCAGTTCTCAGGGGACTGGGTCATCCGTCAGGCGCGCGGCCTGAAGATGATATCAATGCATAGCTATGGCCTAGCAATAGATTGGGACGCTCCCCACAACCAGCTAGGTTCAAGAACGCATTTTTTTACGGCTGATAACCCACTCATTAAGGCTTTTCTTGATGAGGGATGGATTTGGGGAGGCCAATGGAGCAGACCGGACGCAATGCACGTTCAAGCGGCGAGGGTTGGTTAAATAGGCAAACGGTAGGGGCGCTTGTGGCGGCCATATCATACAGTATCGTATTAATAAGTTTGGCAGCCCTTGCAGGCTGCACTCAGATAGAAGGTGATGGATTTTCTAACAATGGCCATGAGTATGGTCCTGTTAGATGCGTTAAGGCGAAAGATAACGTTCTTCGTTGTTATACGATTAAATAGGAGACAGACATGGGTTCAATTGGTTCTTTTGTAGTTGCCAAACTGCGTGAAGGCTCAACCTGGGCCGGTATCGCTACGCTGATTGCTGGCGCAAGCTTTATTCCTCATGCTCAAGAGATCGGTGCTTTGGTTCCAACTGTTGGCACGCTGGTAGCTGGCGTTTTGGCGATCTGGTTTAAATAATGGTCGCTACAATCTTATCTCTTATCGGCGCGCTATTTACGCTTGCCGGTAAGATATTTGATTGGTTAAACGCACAACAATTAATTGATGTCGGCAAGACGGCGCAGCAGGTTCAGGATTTAAAGGGGCAAGTAGATGCTGCACATGAGGCGCTTCAAGCCCGTCTGGATATTGAGCGCGATAGCATTGACAAGCCTGACAGCGTGTCAGTCGACGACGGGTTCAAGCGCCCTGACTGATAGGCTGGCTTTTTGTGATGGGGCAAAACCTATTTATTGGTCAAAAAAAGATACGGACAAAACAATTTGGCAGGTGAAGGCGCATAACAATGTAGGCAAGGAAGCCTGCAACTGGAGATAGGTAATGACTACTGGCCTTAGTTATGATGGATCTGTAGCAGGGACGACTTCGTATGTCGCTCAGATATCAACTATGGCCGTCGTTGATCCGACAGATCCAGCGTTTTTGACCATTTTACCACAAATGATAACTTATGCTGAAAATAGAATATATCGTGAAGTCGACTTTTTATTTACATCAATTTCTACAACTTCTTATGGATTAACTGTTGGTAGTCGTATTATTTCTGTTCCAGCAGGAACGCTAGTAGTCCCAGAGCAAATAAACGTCCTAACGCCAGCAGGGACAACTAATCCCGATGCGGCAACAAGAAACCCATTGCTGCCAACAACCAAAGAATATCTGGATGCGGTGTGGGGCAATTACGCCAATACTGGTTTGCCCGTCTATTGGTGCCCCTTTGACGACTATACCTTCTTGGTAGGGCCCTATCCAGATCAAAATTATACAGTAGAAATAGTAGGAACATATCGCCCTAATAGCTTGTCGGCTTCTAATTTAACAACATTTATTAGCCTATATCTCCCCGATCTATTTATTATGGCATCAATGATATACGTCTCAGCATACCAAAGAAATTTTTCAAGCGCTGCTGGCAACGATCCGCAAATGCCTGTTACTTATGAAACGCAATATCAGACGCTTCTCAAATCTGCCCTTAGCGAAGAGAATCGCAAAAAATTTGAGGCAGCAGCGTGGTCGTCTCAAGGTGTTTCTACTTCAGCTACGCCGACTAGAGGTTAAGTATAATGCCGCACGCCACATTAAAGCTAACAGGCGGCGTCGACCAAAACCGCACACCCGCCTTAAACGAGGCGGCAATTTCTGCTACAAATCTTGTTCGGTTCGTTCCAGATAAGCAGGGTTTGACGCTTGTTCAAAAGCTTGGCGGCTGGACAAAATATCCTAATGCAGCAGACGCAAAATTTCCTAGTGTTATACGCGCACTTTGGGCATGGGAAGATCTTAACGCTAAATCTTATCTTGCTGTTGGGTGCGCAACAGATCCGTTAAGTTTAGAAAGTCTTTACGTTATACCGATTGGTTCTAGCGCTGCAACAATACCTATTACACCTAAAACAAGCACATTAAATGTTCCTTTTGCGTCTACTTGGACATACTCAATAACGACTGCGACGACTACCGGCACAACTGCAAGCGTCAATTTTACAGGTTATCATTATTTTTCTGCAACTGAATCAATTTATATATCTGGCAATACAGTCTCAGGATATGATGGTTTTCAGCCGCAAGTTGCTTTAGATACCCTCGTTTCTCCAACATATGCCCAAGTTCAGTTCCAAATAACAGCAGGAACAGGCGCAGGCACAGGCGGAACAATTGCACCCCCTAATGGCTGCATAACAAACGCTGGCGACCCTACTGTTACAATTAACGTATATGGATCTAATGTTAATAGTTATGATGCTGTAGACATAAGGACTCAAATTAGCGTCGGCGGTCTTATATTATTTGGAACATATCCTTGTATTTTTTATGATATTAATGGCTTCCAAATTATAGCAAGAGACGCTTTAGGCGCTCCCCTTTCAGCTACAACTACAATCCCGGGCCCAATAGGCGGCGGCGTATTACCTACGTTTGATATGACAGTTAATCAGGCAACGATTACTGTCACTCTTCCAGATCATGGATATGCAGTAGGAGACACGTTCCCAGTTCTTATACCTATTAATTCTGGAACAGTAATTATATATGGTAATTATGTTATTCAAAACGTTTTATCATCAAGCCAGTTTACAATAAGCAACAACACCAGCGCCACCGCTGTCACACCTCTGTCCTTTAGTGGTGACGGAACATACGCAACAGTTGAATACCCATTAAGTTATACCTTTAATATTGGCGATCAGATAGATATTACAAATTCCGGATCAGGATATGATACAACAGCGGCAATAATTGTTAAAGTAACTACTGGCGTAAATTCAAGTTTTGCGACATATGCCAATACAACAACAGGATCAATTGTTGTCCCAGCAAACTGCACGCTATTCAATACTTTAACATTATTAAACGGTGGAAAGGCGCAATTTGTTATTTACAGAACCCCCGCTCCGCTTCCTACCGGCGTAGGATATGGAATTGGGGGATATGGCGATGGTGGTTATGGGACAGGCGTTATTCCGCCTTATGGCGGTGGTGGAACTCAGATAACCGTAACAGATTGGACGTTGGATAACTGGGGTGAGATATTAATTTCTTGCCCTGTTAATGGGGCAACTGGCGGACCTATTTATCAGTGGGGGCCAAATATTGGCTCAACGATCGCATCTGTCATCCCACAAGCTCCGCCCATAAATGATGGCGTGTTTGTCGCAATGCCACAGCGTCAGCTTGTTGCATGGGGTAGCACTTTTACCGGTATTCAAGATCCGCTGCTTATTCTTTGGAGCGATGTTGCAGATTTTAATTCTTGGATTCCGACGCTTACAAATCAAGCTGGTTCTTACAGAATCCCGCGCGGCTCTCGTATTGTCTCTGCTGGTCAGGGCCCACAACAGGGTATTGTATGGACTGACATTGGCGTATGGGCCATGCAATATTCTGGTCCTCCTTACGTCTATCAATTTAACGAGATAGGAACAGGTTGCGGATTAATTTCTCGCAAAGCCGCATGTTCAATGAATGGTGTAATCTATTGGATGGGGCAGTCTCAGTTCTTTCAGATGGGTGGAACATCAATTCAACCTATTACCTGTCCGGTTTGGGACGTTATATTCCAGGATCTAGATACAACTCATTTAGATAAAATCCGCACAGCCCCAAACTCAAATTTTGGTGAGATTGCTTGGTATTATCCGTCTAAGAATAATGGCGGAGAAGTAAATAAGTATGTCAAATACAATATACTTCTAAATCAATGGGACTTTGGCACGTTGTCACGCACAGCGTGGATTAATCAGTCCGTTCTAGGACCTCCTGTTGGCGCAGGTATTACAAGCGATAATAGCTATTACGTTTATCAGCATGAAACATCTCCCGATGCTGATGGCACTGTTATGGATTCATGGTTCCAGACTGGATACTTCATTATATCTGAAGCGGAATATAAGGTTTTTGTGGACCAGGTATGGCCAGATATGAAGTGGGGACTCTACGATGGTATTCAGAACGCGCATGTAAATATGACGTTCTATTATACAGACTATCCTGCGCCATTTAATGATCCCAAAGTTAGACAAACACAACCTTATAATATTTCTTTAAGCACGGATTACGTTACACCTCGTTTTAGAGGTAGGTTAATGTCTATCCGTCTTGAGAGTGATCCAAATGAAATTGGAACTTTCTGGCGTCTAGGTGCGATGCGCTATCGCTGGGAACAGGATGGTAAGTTCTAATGGCTACTCTTGACGATATCCTCACATGCCAAAAGAACGGCGTTGTTGCGATCAATAACTTATCTCAATCGCTTACGTCCTTTTACAATTCGTATACGTATTTATCTGGCAAGACGACATCACCAACTGTTGCTGTTCCTACAATACTTACTCAAGGCGCTGGCAGGCTAGTCAGCTATAATACAATCGTTGCCGGTTCAGCGGGAACAATTGTCGATACTGTTGCCTATAATATCAAAAGCGCCTCGTTTGCAGCAGGCGTAGCAACAATTACCTATGCAGGTCTGAAAGCCTATGCTTTAGGTGACACCATAACAATTGCGGGTTGTGGCGGATATGATGGAACGTTTGTTGTGACATCTCAAACGCCTCCAGCGACTATCACATATGCTATAGCTGGTCCCCTTTCGACCATTACAAACCAGGGCGTAATATATGTTAAAAGCGCCTCTCAGGTTCTAACAGGTCTTTCTACGACAGTAGATACACATTTGGTCGGGTGCAATTTTACAAATGGACTATTGGCGCTTCCTGGAGCTGGCCAGTCAGTCAACGTCACTTATAGCTTGAGTTAAGGTGCGATATGGATGATCAAGCAAAGATGTTTGTGGGGCCCATCCATAGTGATGTGGCGGGACGGACAGACCATTTACCCTGCAATGTGCCCTCCGGTTCTTACGTCATTCCTGCGGATATAATTTCCGGTATGGGCGAGGGGAATACGATGAATGGCTTTAAAATAGCCAATCGTCTATGGGGTAAACAGAAACTTTATGGAGATGAAACGCCTACGGAAGTTGTCGTTGCTGGTGGTGAATATGTGATTTGCCCACATTCTGTTAGAGATATCGGTGGCGGAGATATAAACGAAGGCCATAATCAGCTAGATAGATTTGTTAAGTTGGCTAGGGAAGATTTAATTAAAACTCTGAAAAATCTTCCAGGGCCGCGTCGGGACTAAGGGGAAGAACATGAGTGAGGAAGTTCATGTTAGGGTAGGGACGCCACAAGATATGGATGCTCTTATGGTGCTTTCTGATGAGGTTGCTAAAGAAAATGGCATATCTCAACCTGATTTTAATAGAGTAGCGGCTGAAATGTGGGCCGCTCTAAATCACGATCATGGTATTGTTGGGGTTGTTGGAGAAGTTGGTAAGCCATTGGAAGCCTTCGTGCTTCTAAGAATTGGCCAAACGTGGTATTCTGAGGGAAATATCATTGAAGAGCGGACGGTATTTGTCAGCAAAAAGTATCGTAGCGCCAAGGGCGGCAGGGCTAGAAAATTATGTGAGTTTTCCAAAAAAGTGGCCGAGGAATTAGGGATGCCGCTTTTGATCGGAGTTTTAAGCCATCAGCAAACAGAAGCCAAAATGAGATTATACAGAAGATTATTTGGCGAACCTTCTGGGGCTTTTTGGTTATGGGGCGCTGAAACTGGTGAGTGGAGTAATCGGCTGGCTGCCGAATAATCCTTAAGGTTTTTGGAGAAGCAATATGTGTGGTGGCGGCGGCAAAGGAACTGGTGGATATAACCCAATGGGTGGCCAGTGGGGCAATTTAACGCCTCAACAGCAGCAAACCACCACAGCATCTCCGCAGGCTATTGGTTGGTATCAAGATGCTATGGCCAAGGCTCAACAGGCCGCTGCTACTCCTTGGCAAAATTATAGCACCGATCCTGCTGCGTTTGTTGCTCAACTAAATTCGCAGCAGCAAGCTGCACAGCAAGGAATAGCCGGTCAAGCTGCCGCTACTGCCCCGTTTGCACAAATGGGTGCAGGTATGCAGGCCGCAGCTGGTTTGGGCAATGCCGCTCAGATGGCTGGCTCTTATATGAGCCCTTTTATGCAGCAGGTTGTTTCACCTGTGCAGCAGGCTCTTCAACAACAGCAGGGACAACAACTAGCTCAACAGCAAGCAGACGCTATTAGCGGCGGAGCATTTGGCGGCGAGCGCGCTGGTTTGCAACGTGCAACCCTTCAGGGCCAGCAGGAGCTGGCTATGGGTCAGGCGTTAAGCCCTCTATATCAAACTGGCTATGGTCAAGCTCTAGGCGCGGCTCAAACAGACCTGGAGCGTCAATTACAAGCTGGTCAAGGATTATCTCAAGCTGGCCTTGCGGCACAACAAGCATCGTTAGGGGCTGGCACGCTTGGGCAGCAGACTCAGCAAGCTGGCCTATCCGCTTTATATAATCAGTGGCAGCAAGCACGTATGTATCCGTATCAGCAAGCTCAATTCCTTGCTGGTATCGCTGGCGGTCTTGGTCCTCTTATGGGCCAGCAGTCATATCAGTCTCAGGCAACAAATCCTTTCGGCATGTTCCTAGCTGATGGCGGAGCTGTTGACGAAAACCGCATGGGCGGCGCTGTTACCAATGGCGGAGACTTTGCGCGTGGTGGGTATGCAACCAGAGGCGGCGTAGATGAAGATCCTCTGGCCATCCAAGAACAAATGTATAAAGATATTGAGAAACCGGTAGAAACTTCTCTTCCTACTGGCCAGGTTCAAGCTGCTCAAGGATTAAAGCCAGCAGATTTTGCTCCTACTCCAAAACAGGAATCTGCTCTTGATAAAGCCAGCAAAGTCGCTGGTTTGGCTAAAGAAGGCATTGGCGGCCTAAAAAATGCTTATGATTGGCTTACAGGTCCTACTAAAGTTACTGGAGCGGCAGGTAGCTTGGCTGTCCCAACATACGGCGGTGGCATTCTCGGAGGACTTGGGAGCACTCTTTCAGAAATAGGCAGTGGTATTGCGTCTTTTCTTCCGTTTGCTTTGAATGAAGGCGGTGTTGTTCCACGCGATGGTTATGCCGATCGTGGCGCTGTTGAACCAGATGACAGATCCGCCGATTATATGGCGCGCACCATGCTCAAAGAAGCAGGTGGAGAAGGTCCAGAAGGAATGGAGGCTGTAGGCCATGTGATCAGCAATAGGCTTGAAGCAGGGCGTTACGGCAAAGACATACCTTCGGTTGTAACAGCTCCTAAACAATTTTCTCCTTGGAATACTGAGGCGCGTGGCACTTCAGCAGATCCTCGTTTAGTTGATACTTCAAGTAAATCATATCAAAATGCACTTGGTCTTGCTCGCAAAGTGTTGGCAGGTGAAACTGAAGACCCAACGGGCGGAGCGACTCATTTTTATAATCCTAAACTTGCCAGTCCAAAATGGGGCGCAGGTATGGAAAACGCAATTCAACTTGGTCAACATAGGTTTGGTCGTGCTGATGCTGGTGCAGATCAAGCAGGTGTAGCTGCGGCTTTAAAGAGAGCTACTCCAGAGCAGCGCAAGATGATGGCGCTTGATACGTCTGATCGTAGCGGTGTAGCCGCAGCAGCGCCAGAAAATGATAGCATATTTAAAGAGGAAAACGTTCTTCCCGCTATTTCCGGTCTTGGCGCAGCGCTTGAAGGAATGGTTACGTCTCCAACTGTTGGTCTTGGGGGAGCTCTTCTTAGAGGCGCTGGCGCTGGCATGAAAGAAGGTGTGCGGTCTGCTCTTGAGGTTCCAAAAGTTAGAGCTGAAACTCTTGAGCGTCAACATCTGGCTCAAAAGGCCCTCGAAGAGGCCAGATACAGGGCGGCTGAAATACCTAAAGTTGGCGCTGAAATTGGCGAGATTGGTGCAAGAACAGATCAAATCAAAGGCGCAACTGAAAAACTTGCTTCTGAAACGGTTGATAGCTCGATTCAGGTTAAGGATGGCAGAACGTTTATTCGTTACGTTGATCCTAATACTGGAACATATAACTGGATGCCATTCCAGGATTATTATGCGCTTGATCCTAGCAAACGGCCAATTGTCGATCCACGAGCCGTTCAAAAAATTATTGTATCCGATCCGTCAAGTATTGTTACAAAGCCATCTCCCACAACAGCTGAAGGGAAACCTCAAACAGAAATATCTTCTGGGGCGGCTGGTTCTGGAGTAGGTTCTGGAGCAAAGCCTCAAACTTCAATTTCTACCAATCCAGAACAAGCAACTACAGCTTTTGAAATAACCAAAAACAAGGCTGGCTGGCCTTCTGAGCGTAGAAATTCTGAACCTGACTATTTCACGCCACAAGATGAAATAGCAAAAGGCATTCAGAACCAGAAACAATTAATTGTCCCATTGGCGGGAGCTTTGGCTGCTTTGCCACAGGATAAAAGTATTCTTGCTTCCGGTAAGGCACAGGAAATATTGAGTCCGGTTGCTGGTATTTTAAATAACATAGCTGCTGTTGCTGGCTATCCTGGTCTTATCGTTGACCCTAAATCTCTTACAAGCCAAGAAGAGGTTAACAAGCTTGTTAATCAACTTCAGCAAGCCGCTACTACAGCTTCTCAGCAACATGCTTTTGCGGCTTTTAAAGAAATGGCTCAAGGAATACCAGGAATTACCAATTCTCCTGGTGGCCAAGCAAAGCTTATTGCGCAGATTCTGACAAACAATCAAAGAGAGATCGATAAAAATCATTTCTTTGCTGATTGGGCAGATAAGGCGTCTGGACCAAATAAACGATTTAGTGAATTTGCACGTCTTTCAAGCCGTGAGGCTAATAGAGCTTTTGATGATAAATATACAAATGCCTATTACGCTGGCGATAGAGCTGAATTAGAAAAAATGTTTAATAAGAAAATACGATATAAAGAAGATGGTAAGACTGAAGAGATGAGCTACCTAACCGCCCTTGCTCAACATCCATCAATGTTCAAGCCAGAACAGCTTGATAGAATTGAAAAAGAGCATCCAGGCGTTCTTCGTTATTTTGGCATTAACCGTTGAGACTAAACAATGGCTGGTGAATTTGAGTTTGTTGAAGAACAACCAGCAGCCGCTCCAAGCGGAGGCGGTGCTTTTGAATTTATTGAAGAGCCAGCACGCGTTCAAAGGCTTCCTGGCATAGATGTTGGGAAGACGCCTGAACAAATTCGTATGATGCGAGGTAGAACGCCTGAACAGCAACGCGCTGTTGATGAGGCTCAGGCTAAAGAAACATACGAAAAGATGTTATTAAGCGGTAGGTCTCCAGCAGAAAAAGGCGCTTTATCTTTCCTTGGCTCTTATGGTCAAGCATTTGCACCAGGTGTATTTGAATGGGCTCCAGCCGCTGGCGCTAAATTGCTTGGTAAGGTTGGCGTTCCTGGATATGAAAGCTATGCAGAGCAGCCTGTAGAAGACATTAGGCAGAAAGCTAAAGGGATAATAGGCGGCGCTCAGGCAGAATATCCAAAGACTTCTGCCGCTGGAACGGTCACAGGCCTGGGGGCTGGCGTAGCAGCTTTACCAGCCGTAACCAAATTGCCCGTAGTAGGAGAACTTGGAACTGTTGGTTCTGGAGCTGCTACTGGCGCTCTTTATGATGGCCTATCTGAAGGAGCCGAAAAAGGCGACTTAGGTAGTGCGCTTAGGGCGTCTATAATGGGCGGCGGATTGGGTGCAACATTAGCCCCAGTTGCCGAAAAAGCTATTTCTGGTTTGACCACTTTAGTTAAAGGCGGTCGTCCTGTCGTTGACGCTCAAGGAAACTTGACGCAAGAAGCAATAGACATTGCGCAAAAAGCTGGCCTAACTCCAGAGCAAATAAATTATTTTGCACCTTCATTAGTTCAAACATTTGAGAAGCGCGGGTTAACTGAAGCTGCGGCGAGAGAAGCTCCATTTGCAGAATTTGGTATTGAGCCAAAACGCGGAATGGTTAGCCTTGAGCCTAAACAATTGGCGAGAGAAGAAAAATTTGGTGAATATGAACCAATCGCGGCTCAAGCAACAGCAGAGGCTGAAAGGGCGTTTGGAGCACCTGTTCCGTTAAGAGACGCCGTAGAGCAAGCTGTGGCCAAGGGGCAATCTGAGGCGGCTAAGTTAAAGTCTGATTATGAGCAGGCTTATAAAACGGCTGCAAGTGTTCCTGGTAAATTTAGCCGGGAGACACTAACGAGCGTTGGCGATAAGCTTTTAGGTAATTTGGCAAAAGATGAAAAAGCTCTTGCTTTCCGTAATAGCGATGTCGTCCAAAGCGCCGCTAAAAAGCTTAACGAAACTCTTGGCCAAGCCTTACCGACTGGCCCAGAAGTTGGCGCTCCACGTATTGTTCATCAAACTTTTGGCGCTGTTGAAGAAGCTAGAAAGACACTTAACCAAGCTTTTGGCGCGGCTAAAGATAAAACAGATCGTGCTGGTGTCCGTCGATTGATCAACGATTTTGACCAATATGTTGAAGACTCCATTAGCAACGGCGCTTTTTCTGGCGATAAAAATGTTGTCCAACAATGGCGTGATGCTCGTAAATTGTTTTCTAAGTATCAAGACAAATACGGCGTAAAGAAAACAGGCGAAGAGTCTGGTATGCTTTTAAAGCAAATTATGGACGGAACAAAAAGCCCTGAAGACGTCGGCAATATGATGTTTAACTTTGCCAGCACAGGTGAGGCAAAAGCAAAAGCATCTGCTCTTAAAACATATTTTCAACTGCAAAGAGCGCTTGGACCTAATGCTCCAGAATTGCAACAGGTCACAAGATCTTTTTTACAGCAGCTTGTAACGCCAACTATTAAGGCTGGAGAGGCAGTATCTCCAAAAACATTTACTGCTACAGCTAATCAAATAGATAATTTTCTTAGCGGCAATCAAGCCAGCTTTGCCAGAAGACTTTTAGCCCCAGATGATATTAAATATTTAAAAGAATACGCCAATGTGATGAGGGCAGCTGGAACTAAGGCTCCTAAAGATGTTCAGCCAACATTAGGTGCTT